AGTACCAGCGGCTGTCTTCAACTGTATCTGACGAATACGCGCAGGACCGACAGCGAGTGACCCCGTTGCAGTAATGCGCTTTGATTTTACATCAGAGTCAGCCATGTCATGATTCCTTATGCAGCAGCAGTTGCGCCAGTGTCTACACGAATCCAGTTAGAGCCGTCAGAAAACACAAGGTTGCCTGTACCATTACCAGAGGTTTCAGAAGCTTTCAAAGCATCTGATACATAGTAGATGTAGCCTTCGTTGGCTGCGGCAGCAGTTGGAAGATTTGCAAATTCAATTGGGTTAGCCCAGAAAGCGGTGTCCACTTTCACTGGACCTGAAAAGGTAGTACGAGCCATTTCTATCTCCTGTCGTGGCTAGTGTCAGCCGCACCGTGCGACTGTCAGGGATGATTAATCATACACTAAAACAATTTATTTGAAAACTGTGGCATTAAAAGCAAAGCTTACTCTATCTTCATCACAAAGGTTTTGAGAAACGCTATGGGTGATGTGCGCAGGAAAAACAATAAGCTGACCATCTTTAGGCTTAAAGTGTAATCTTGTAGCATGCATATCTGGGCTCTTTAACCAATCTTGGTTGGTTAAACAAAGATTATGCAGCAACCCTCTGTCTCGCAAACCCGCAGCAGGGTCGTGAAAGCAAATGTCTCCAGACATATTAGGAGCATATACATAATACACCGCACTGTAATCACAAAGCGGATGGGTATGTTCCGCATTGGAAGCGTTTTTTGGGTTTGAGTTTAGCCAGTAATTTTGAACACTAACTTTTAATTCAGTGTCTTCCTTCAACATATGACAAGCTAATGAAAGCACTGATTTAGAAAAAAATGACCAAAATGATTTCGGCATAAGCTCAAAATCTAAATCAGAAGATTGAAACCCTCCAAAGTTGGAAATATTCCTACCTGTCGTAGCTTTGACTGTATCAGATGTTTTTTGAATAGCTTTTTTGGCTTCTGTGTCTTCAAAATTAAAAATTCCTATTCTGGTAGGAAATAAATCAACAAAAGAACCTGACATTAAAACTTGTCTCCTGTCATTCCCTCGTAAACGGTTTTTACATCAGGCCAATCAAAGATGCCGATTTTAGAATACCCCCCGTTTCCAATGCCAACGTGTAAAGCGTCATAAGTAACATTATGTTTTAAAGAAGAGGGGCGTCCGTTTAGCGTCCCACCAAACATGGCTTTTGCTCTTTGCTCCGCGTCTGCCCAAAAAGCAGAATCGTGTATAGAACCATTTGAATAATGAAAGGCCAGACTCAACTCATAAGACCATATTTCATGTCTGTATTTAGTGTTGATTAAGTCCTTGTTAGCCAAAGTGGGCTCGTCCAGATAATCTGCCATCATTTCAGAAAATGTATTAACATAATGAAGCGACAAAGCTTGCAAAGGCTCAAAAAAGAAAAGCCTGTTACCATTCATTCCAGAACGCGGGGAGTCTAACATAATCGGCGCGTACTTAGGCGTCCAACTTATGCCAAAAGCTATCTCTTCGTCTTTTAGCTTCTCCCTAACTTCATCTTCAGATATTTGATTTTTATTATACAAATAACCGCACTTAAAAATTCCCTGTTGCGGGAATGGTAAACCAAACTGCCAGCCATCCTCTGTTGCTAAGTGTAATGTATGTGTGTCTGCGTAATCATATTTCTTTTTAAAAGTAACCGCAGAGTTTACTGTTTCAAACGAAGGTGTTTCATACTCAAAGTCGCTAGACCATCCAGCACAATTTATAACAAAATCAAACACGCGGTTATTGACAAGAACACCCTCGTCCTCAACCTCTATGCCATCAACACGCTCCGGAATGTATTCAAACACTTTCTTTTTTTCCAAGAAGTCATGTATGAAAGAATTAAATGGAACAGTCTCAAAGTGATGCGCCATCTCGTTTGAATCAAAGTCGTGATAAAAGTTTCCAGACTTGCCCCATCCTTGAAAATTTATGCCCATTTTGTATGAAAAAATACCATTTCTCACCATTTCCTGAATGGACAACCCAAGAGTTCTATACAGCAAGGAACCAATTATGGGTGTGGTTGATTCACCCACATTTAGATGCGGCGTATTTGGGTCAAAGAATATAGTAACATCGTGACCGCGCTCTAACATATTAAGAGACGTTATAATTGACGCGGTGCCTTTTCCAATAACAGCAATTTTCATGATTTTGCCCTCCTAAAAAACCATACAATAAAAAAGGGCGGCATGGAAGCCGCCCTTAAATGTTTCATGTGAAACAGTTTTATGCGCCGGGTGTACCGAACACTGAACGCCAATCAGAGACGCCGAAGCTGTAACGCTCACGGGCCTTGAAGCGCATGTTACCAGTGTCAAAATCGCCTTCCATTGCGGTTTTGATTGGTGAACGGTTGAACATCTTGAAGCCGTTAGGTGCGTCAGTCTTGATGAAGAACGCATCTGTGTCTGTCAAGAAGTGGTTAACAACCGCACCTTCTGGGAGCATGCCCATGCTCTTCATTGCGTTTGTGTCGTTGTCGGCAGTACCTGAACGCAGATTTGAATTAATCACACGCTCTGCAATGAACTGAAGTTCCTTTGGAATAATCAGTTTCATGCCACGGATTGCTACCTTCAGACCACGCTCATCAGTGATGCCAGCAATGTCAATCAGCATCTGCTCCAGAGAGGTCTCGTTGAGATCTGCTGCTGTTGCAAGGATGTTTGACTGATTGCCAGACAGTGATGGGTGTGCGTTTGAACACAGAGCCGCACCGTCACCGATTGGTGAACCTGTGCTAAAGGCGTTGTTCAGGATAGACGCAGCTTTAATTTGCTTTGTCTGAGCCATTGAACGGGCCAGAGCTTTTGTGTAGCGAGAAGCCAGACGATCATAAAGATTGTCTTCGATTGCTTCTTCAGTGATTGAGAACGCCAGAGCAATTGTCTCGTGTGTGTAACGAGCAGTGTATGTCTCTTGTGCGTCATCAAAAGTGATGGCTGTGCCTTCACCTTTAACTGGGGCTGTAGAAAAGCCCCCAAGCATCACTTCTTCTTCAAATGCACGATCTGAAGACTCTTCGTCAAAGATTTCAGAGTGTTCGTTTTCGTAGCGGTTGTATTCCAGACCGAACAGTGCGTTCAAACCTGGCTCTAGCTCTTTAGCTAGTTGTGCGCGAGAAATAGCCATTTTCTATATCTCCTTAAATGCCGGTTGACAACGACGTGGTCTGTGAAGCCGAAGCAGCAACAGGCGCGTTGTGGTGGAAGTTGAACCGAACAATGAAGTTCACACCAGCAGATGCGTAATCGAGGTTAGCATCGTCTGTTGTCAACCCAACTACACGCATGAACAGTGTTGCTGTTGTAGCGGCAGTTGAAATGTCGATTTCGGATGTTGACCGACCATTTGCTGTTGAGCCTGACTGACCATTAGCCAGTGAGACGTTAGCAAAAATGTCTGCCAATGCAGTAGCGCGGTCAGTTACGGCCTCGTCTGCTGCTACCATGAACAACTGGTTAGGGTTGTCAGCAACGAAAGCTTTGATAGGAAAGTTCGTATCAACGCTTACATTGTTTGAACCGGGCCAGTAGTTTGAGAAGACAGTTTTCTTTGTGTTGCTGTCAACGTATTCAACGCCCATCAGGACCCCAAGTGCCGGTACAGTACCACCATTCGCCGCACCAACGCGATCAATCAGACCAGTTGCCAGTGGAATCACTGCACCGTACTGGTAGATAGCGTTAGTGTTTGAAGATGAGATCTCATATTGAGTCACACCTGTGGTGTTTGCACCCGCGCCATTAAGGCCGATTGGACGCAGACCAAAAGCGGTATCTTGGTTTGCCATTTTTTTCTCCAATCAAAGGTCCTAGTTTTTAGGACCACCAAAGGTTACACGAGATTGACGATCAGCATTGCCGATCCTCATTGTAGAGTGAGAATTTTCTCTCATCATATCCGTGTCCACAGCTTCCATCTGATCTTGGGTCCTACCATCAAAGTAGGCCTGACGTTCAGCCACTGTTTCCAGAGGGATACGAGCGAGAACTAATCCGCCAACTCCAAACACACCAGCGTATTTACCTGAATCAATGACGGGTGCCTCGAAATCTGGGTATTCATCACGGCGGACCAGTTCATAACCTTCGCGTAGACGAGCAGAAATGTTTTTCTGATCATCAAAGCCACGAACTTCAGCCCTGATCCAACGATGTTTGTACCCATCGGGCGCAGGCGGTGCGTCTAGCATAGACGGGGGAGCCCACGGTTTACGCCGTGTCTCTTTCTCCCTTGTCTTACTAGCACGGGAACTACGATCAATGCCGTCGGTCTTCTTAACTTGAATTTCTGACATTTACTAGCTCCTTGTACTTAGCATTGCAACTTGCTTTGCGTAGTCCTCAAGTGGAACACCTAATTTCTTTGCAATAGCAACTTGAGAAGGGGTCAATTTGACCTTCTTCGGCCCAGATGATTTAGCAGTCCTAGAAGCAGAGGCAACCGTCTGGACGGGGCGATTACTCTGCGTACTGTTTGTTTCAAACTTATGCGGAAACTCTTCTGCAATACGTTTGTCTAGCTCAGTATAATACTCATCGCTCTGCGGGTCAAACCCTTCGTTCTCAACGAGTTCTTTGTGAATACCAAAAGCCGCATATGTCATGGTATTGTCTTTACCAAACCAATCATTTTTCTCCGCCCACTCTTCGGCCTTAGGGTCAGCCCGTTGAGCTTGCGGCTGCGGTTGAGCTTGAGGCTGTGGAACAGGGGTTTCTTCCGGCTGACGACGCTCATGTTGAACTTGAGCCTGTCTTGCACGGTCTTCCGCAATAGCTAAAGAAGCAAGCTGCTTTTGAGCGGCTACCGCGGCGTCTGTATCTCCAATAGAGATGGCCTGCTTTAGGTTCGCTTCTGCTTGTTGCATTTCCGCGGCTACACGGCTGGAATACTCTTGAACATAACCCTGATCAAGATTATCCATACGAGCTTTTAGCTGTTCCATTTCGGCTTTTACGCTTTCAGCATACTTCAAAGCATCCTGTTCACGGCGTTCAGCTTCTCTACGAAGCTTTGTAAGCCTATCAATACGTTTTTTTGAATCTGAGACAGGGCGTTCACGCTCCTGCTTCTCTTCAGGTTCTGCGGATTGTTCAGGGCCTGAAGCTTCTGTCTCCATTCCCTCTAATTCAATCTCTACAGCTTCCTCTCGCGGCTCTGCCGCAAGGTTTTCAGAGGTCTGTTCAACCTCTTTTTCTTCTGGCATGTTTTCCATCATTTACCTCAAGCGTGTAAAATGTCTTCGGGGTCAGAAATCTTAGCGAGAACTTCATCATCGTTAAGAATCCGTACTTCCCCACCCTCAATCTTAAAGCGAGAACCCGCATATCTTGCGAAGATTACCCAATCGCCCTTCTTGCACCATGTGCCAAAAGGAAATTTGGTTTTATCCTCATATGCTAAATTTCCAACTTTAAGAACGTATCCCACTTGCGTGGAAATTTCGTTCTGCTCAATCACCTGATCCGGCAAATAGATGCCGCTCTCCGTTTTCGCTTTGCCTTTGTATGGCAAAACAAGCAACCGCCAACCTGTAGGTTCAGGCATACGGTCAAGAAGTGATTTTTCGATTTTTGTAGGGTCTAAAACACGCTCGTTAGGGTGTACCCAGGGGGTAGACGGCGCATCGCCGTTAGTTGCTTCGACTTTATCAGTCATCTATTAGCTCCTGTTTTTCTAGCAGGCTCTTGAGTTCCTGTTCGACATATTCCAGACCGTCTAGGTTACCCATTAACCGTCTGTAATGCTCCATATCCTTCACCCCGTCGTTAACAAGAACCTCAGAAACCTGAGTTTTTTTGTCTCTAACGAGCTTCAGAATAAACTGTGCGAGATTTATCTCATCCATATGAGAGATTTACTACTTATTCCCGTACCTGTCAATAAATTGACACCCCGTAAAGTTACTTTTTACGAAGTTTATCCAAACCTTTGATACCTAGTGCCGCTGAACAGGTCAGAAACAATAAGTATGTGTACCATTCAGGTAATTCATTAAGACGTTCAAAACCATTTTTGACGATGTCTTCCATGCCGGGAATGAAGCATAGAATTACGGGAATTAGGATCGCCACAGTCACGATTTCATCTTTAATTGATGATTTTGTAGATTCTGCCATAATCAATTCCCACTTGCTGTCGTGGGTTGCGGCAGTTTTTAGAACTTCGGCTTTCGCCTCTGCTTCAGTTTGAGCGAGATTTGCTTTCGCCTTTTGCTTGGAAACTTGGCCCTCAATAAATGAGCCTGCCAATGAAGATATAGGTCCAATAAGTGCTGTCCACATATCACTTGTCCGCCTTCTCAGAATTTAACCAAACTGCCAGACTGCCGGTCATGGCACCCGTGACCACCGATATCAGCGAAGCCTGCTGCGTTGTTAAATCCGGCTGGGCAAGTGCCCATTCAATACATCTGATGTATACACCGGTCATAACCAGCATCATAAAACGGGGTAGGATGCGCCAAGCAAAGAATCGTTCAGGAGTAAGTGTCATTTTGTTGCTATCAAGTAAACCATGCCAACAAAGCCTATGCATAGAGCGGCAGACAATAGGACAATACTAACAACCGTTATAAGTTCTTCCATCTGCTTCTTCTTGCGTTGTTTTTCGGCTAACCTTGCCTTTCTTATTTCGGCTTGAATACGAAGCACGTCCTGCCAAGCGTTCATGCCATAGTGAGCTATCAAAAAGTTTTTTAGCTCGGCTTCCATTTTCTCCGCTTTTTTTAACGCGGCATATGTTTGGAGAGCCTGCTCCTCAACAGAGCCAAAGCGTTTCTTTTTAGCTGTCTCATGCGCACCCTTAATATCGTTAATCGCACCCATCCATCGACCAACGTCCTTCGACATTTCCTCAATGGATCGCGCATGTTTAAATCCAGCGCAAATAGCGGCATAAGCCGCCTGTGCAACGCCAAGAGCCGATAAAGGATCCAAGACAAGTCCATCCTACGCTTTACGCCCCTTCTTACGTTCAACGCCTTTTATTTTACCTTTGTTACGAGAAGCATAAAAGACTTGCTTGCCTTTTTTCTCACCGTACTTTTTGGTCATGGCAGATTTAATCTTCCGCCCTTTTTGTGTCAAAGGCATTACTTACACCCGATATATGAACCGCCTTTTTTAGCTGCACCCATGCCGCGGGCAGTCATCTTACCCATGCCAGTAGGCACAGAGACTTCTTTGGCTTCGCCGTAAGGGATACGTCCCTGACCATCAATCTCTGCATAAGCTTGCGCTTTAGGCGCATCCTTTGGGGTGTTGATTACAATCTTTACTGCGCTCATTTTACGCTCCTTTGTTTCATCATTTCACGATCCAGAGCCGCTTGAATACGGGCCGCTGTCTGCTCTTCTTGGCTCTGAATACGCTCGTCAAACTGACGTGACTTATCCATCATCTGAGCCTGCTTCAGGTTAAGCTCACGCTCTTCCCGTTCTTTGTCGTTTTGCTCCGCAATCGCATCAAGCTGCAATTCCTGTTGCTTCAGAGCTACTACAGGGTCTGGCTGACCGCCGCCCTGCAACTGACGACCCATGTCCTGCACAGCTTTCATGCCCTCTGCCATGTATGTGGCGGCAAGGCTGTCTATCTGCACCTGGACCTCTGGTGGAATGTTCTGTGCATCTGCTACGCCCGCTTGTTCCATCGCACGTTCCATCGAATCAATCTGAACATGCTGCATGACGTGCTTTTGCAGAGCTACAGCAACGGCAGGGTTAGCACCCACAAGTGGGGAACCACCAAATACAAGGTGCGCCATGATATGAGCTTCATGGTTTTGTGCAGGAAAGGCTTGAAGCTTGATGTTGTCCAAAGCGTCCATGTTTTCCTGTGATGGGTCCTTAGGTGTAGGCTGTACATTTTGTTCATTCTTGAGATATTTGTCGATATTACGGACGCCTAACGCCTCGTACATGTCACGATATACCTCATACATGTTATGTATTTGTGGAGCTTGAGCAGCCAACTGCATCTGTGTCTGCGCCAACGCAATTCTTTGCGCTTGCGAGAACACATTCGGGTTAGACACAGGAATGACATCAATCCGGTCATCAAAATCCTGCGCCTTAACCGCCGAATCAACACCCTCAATAGAATAAGGATAGATTGGTGGCAGGCTCTCTCCCATAACACGGGCTAGGAGCTTAAACTCCAGTTTCATGGCGTAGTGGAGACGTTTATGCACCGCACTCATAACACGGGAGCCTTGCTCCATCAATGCTATCGTCGTACCCACAGCCGCTTGTTGGTTGCCGTCCCCGACTTTCATGTCTGTTATCGTTGCGAATCGTCTTCCCGCGTCAACGACAAAGCCTAAAAGCTGGAACAAGGTTCCATCGGGCCCCTTGAACGGCAAAGGCATTAAACTATCGCGAATCGCACCGCCCGGAGCGTCAACATCTCTAAATTCACCCGGTTGCAGAGGCTCATCATCGTCCCTGATCCGCAGACCACGGGCCTTGAATCCTGCTGGAAGATTAGAAAGCGTCCCAGCGTCAATTAACTGCCGTAAAGCAGCGGTTGCAGTCCGCGACAGACCGCCAATAGTGTGAATTAGGCCCAAACCATAGAAGCCAAAGCCCGGTAAAAACTTATAATGCACGAAATACTGGATTTTTTGCTTCGTTTCGTCACCTTCGCGGTAATTTCTACGAATTGACAGCACCTGACCGTTGTCCTGAGAGATGGTTACAACGTAAGGCAGCTTGATTCCAGTAGGTTCGCCATCTTCACCTATGTCCTCGAACCCTTCTAGGTCCAAATCGACATGACATTCAAGCAAAGTACAATCATAGTCCACGGACGACGGCTCAATGCCCGTAATCCGGTCTAACTCAGACAGTAAATCATCGTTCTCAGCCTGCTGTGGCAGTACATTTATGTCCCGATAGAAGCCCGCAACTTGCTTTTTACGCAATTCGTTCAAGCTCATGCGCACTACATGGGTGATATTTGGACAAGTCTCTAAATCTGTGGTTTCATAAGGCACCACAAGGTTCTCAGCAGGGATAAATTTGCTGACTGCCCGCTCTATACCCTCGTCATAGTAGACTTTCTTGAAGGTACTACCCGCTAATGGCAAGTAGAACAGCATCTGGTCCATGTCAGGCGTGTAATCTTCCATCACATTCGTGATGTAGAAGTTCATAAAGTCCTTTACACGTTGTGCCTGATCGGATTTTGCGGCGTCAGCGGAACCAACAACTTGTGTACGCACGGGTCCACCCGGCGGCAGCAGTTCGTTAAAGGCTTGTGCTTGAAACTGCACTGCGGCTTCAGCGAGGAGGGGATGAGTAACGCCGCTGGCTCCTCTAAATGGCTCTGCTCTTTCTGAATAATTGAATCCCAAAAGTTCCAAACCGTTAGCGTAAGCATCTTCCCAATCCTGTCTACTCGCCTTATTGGCGTCAAAATCGCCCATAAGCTCACTGGCAACAGAACCAAGAACACGGTCATCCATGTCCTCTGCAAGATTGTCGTAGAAATCTGGGTTCAGGTCCGTGGTCCGCGGGTCAAAGTCAATGACTGCCCCGCCGTCGTCCTCAAGCTCTACCTCAATATCGCTTGCTTCGCCTGACATATCAAGTGTGCCTGGAGCTTCTAGCTCAACTTCAGCCATTAACTCGTCAGTTTCTACCTGTGGGTTTTGGTTCTCTACAAGAGAAATTGGTGGTCTAGCCATTTGTCACCTCACATGAGCAGCGCGGGCTCATGCCTTTTATAAAAACAGGGGTTCCTTCCCCTACATACGCGCCCGTTACATTAAAATCCATAAACTCTACTGCCTCATCAAGGGACATGCCATCCCTATCTCGCAATATCTCTACGCACTTATCCCAATCATACGCAATCGTAGTAGGAGAGCCGCATCTTTCGGCTGACCCTATGATTGCCTCATCAAAACCTTCTGCTTTCATCATAACATATCGCTCCCTCATTGCATATATTGGATAAATTTAGCAATCCCTGCCCTTACCGGACCGCCGTCCTCGAACTTTACGGCAGGGTTATCCCTTACCCGCACCATAGACGGATTTAATTTGCTGTTAGTGTTATACCTTAAATCCGCGGTCCGGCTACCCGGCTCATTATAGTTAGGGTTGTTATCTTTAAATACGCGGTACGCTTCAGACAAACCAACATTAGGCTGGTTTGGAAGAGGGGGACCAAACCGAACAAGCGGTCTTGGGTTCTTTTCACGTTGCCCTTGATTGCCTAACTTACTTCTGTCGGAATCATAAATAGCATCTTCGTTCTCTAGCCGTAGTATGTCGCGAGATTGCTGGGAAGCGCGAGACGCCAAAACACCAATCAAGTCATATACATTTTGTTTGGCGGCATTTCGGTCACGAATAAGCTGGTTAAACTGTTGAGCCTCAGGAGACGCATTAATAGCCGCGGGCCACGCTTCACGGGACTTGTTGTAATTAACAATGAAGTTTTCAAAAATTGGGAATAGCTCTGGATGAACCTCTGCGGCTAAATACTTTCGCAAATCAGCATTGAACACAAAAGCGTTTCCATCCTGAATAGCCCTATCTTGAAGATTTTTCATAACACGTTGTATGCGATCTTGGGCGGCGTCTACGCTCTCGCCTCTAAACACGGGAAATAGGCCGTCGTCAGAAAGATTTACCCCGTCTCTTAAACGTAAGTAACCCTTGTCATCCTTATACATCATGCTCATGGCAACAGGGTCTTTCTCCAATGCCGCCATATACTTTTCAGTTATATCCACCATACGAGCATCATCAAAACCGGGGGCGTTTTCACCCTCCATATGGTTCATATAAGCCTGAATATTGTCTTTGGTTGTATCATCGACCATGAAGTTAAAGTACGGCTTCTTTTCAGAGCCTCTACCAACCACGAAGTGTTGCGCCCCGCCTTCGTAATTGCCCATGTTGTTGGCCTGTAGTTCAGCTAACTTCCCCTTATTAGAAGTAAGTAAGCGATTTATCATGTCACCATTCTTAGCTTGTTCCTCAAGCGTCACATACTTCCTTGCAGCTTCAGCAAAGTTACGACCTTCTGGGCCATATGCCTCTTCTAAGAAGTCTACGGTATACTCAAAGTTTTTAGGATCAGGAGAAATAAAACTTACACCGGGCATTTCAGGCCCAAAATGTTTCTCCAAAATTGGTCTTATGTTTTGAATGTCTATCAAAGATTTGTAGTCTTGGCCCTGCGCACGGTTCAAAGCTTGAGCCATGTTTATAAAGCCCTTGTCTAACTTTTCCCTAGCCATCTGGAACCGAAGATCACTTGTTCTGGGATCCGGGTAATTTAGTTCCCTTATATTTGTAAGGTTCCCAAAACCCAACTCAAACTGAGACCCTGCGCGATTAGCGAGGGCTTCCGCCAACAAATTCTGC